TCGTAAGTATCATTGATCACACCATCTATTGATGTTGTTAAATGATTTGATACTTGTACAATCAATTTACCTTTTGGTAACTCACCAGCTCTAAGATGTACTTTACATCCTTGGCCAATCTTCATTGTTGGTACCCATTTAAAACCAAGACCTAAAACAAACTTATGATAGACATCTTTAAACACTCCAGTTCTTGCACTATCATTTCTTGGTTTTGCATTACGAGCATGTCTAGTGTTGCTTTTTAATCTCCAGTCTTTTGTAAGCTCAGTAAGTTTATCGTAAACAAACTGATAATCTAAACCAGATGTAATAGTAATAGCTCTGCATACACAATCACCAGTATCACCTTTGTAACCAGCAGCAGATCTACCACCATCATTTTCTTTAAAGTCCATTCCGAAATATTCTTTTCTGAAATTAACTCCACCCTTACAACCTAGCTCAATATGTTTTTTACCTTTAACTATATCCATGATTAACCCCACTTTGCATCTTCGTATCCAGGAACTTCTCTTACTAGATCGTGAGCAAACACATCCTGGATAGCACTTAGAGTTTTGTATAAACTTTTCTTAGCAGCATCACCTTCACATGATTGGTATAAGAAACAGCTTAAACTTTTATATAAACCAACATCACTTTGGCCTAACTGCTTACTGAACCAAACAGCTTTATCTTTATTTACATCATGGTGTAATTCCTGGCTGTCATCTGGGTATCTCTCAGCTAAACTAAATCTATTAAGATCTAACAACTGATCAAAAACCTTACCTGGATTTTTGCTGTAGTCATTTTTTAGTTTATGTATTGCTTTGTATCTAGGACCATAAGCACCAGACTTACTGATAGCTTTTAATACTCTACCTAAACACTCTGTATCTACTTGATATGCACTCATTACTTTGCTCCTTTGTTAGTTATTATTAGTGGTCTTATTTTGTTCATATTGTTAATATAAGGATTATATATATATTTGCAAGATATATTTTAAATATTTTTTAAGGAGGTAAAAATGGCTAAAAATATGAAGATTGTACCATTCTATTTAAAAATCCCAGAAAAATTAAAAGATAAGATCCAGGACCAAGCTAAGGTAGAGAGAATACCTATGGCCACATTAGTCTCTGAAATCTTAGAGATGGGAATATCTATAAGACCTAAAGTTATCCAGGACCGAATAGATAAAATGCTTAACGCAGCTAGAATGGGAGGATCAAATGAGCAAGGATAAAATAAATCCATCACACTACAAAGACAATCCAATACAAACTTTTGATGCAATAACATCTCAGTTTACAGACGCAGAGAAGATTGGAGCTATCAAGTTTAATATCTGCAAATACATCATGCGAATGGGTAAGAAAGTTGAAACTCTTGAAGGAGCTAGAGATGATGCTGGTAAGGCCCATTGGTATCTTGAGAGATTACTCAAAGAACTAACAGACATGATTAAGAAAAAGACACCAAAGAAAAAGGCCCAGGATAAGGATCCAATGGATTTGACCGAGGCAGATCTGGAGGAACTATTAAATCCTGGAGTACACATCTATCCATTTAAACCTAAAAAGAAAGAGGATAAGAATGACAAAGATCCCAAATAATGTAATCAAGCCACCACCTGGTTATGAATATGTACAACAAAGATCTGTAGCTATTGCTCAACCTAAAGATGATGGTATTAAAAAAAGAATAGACTATCTGGAGAGCAAGATAGATAAGTTAATGGATGAGCTTAGAGTATTGAAGAAAAGAGATAAGTATAAACCTAAGCCAAGTGAAAGAGCTAAAAGGGTTTGGATGTCAGATATATTAGATGCAGTTTCTAATTACTTTAATTACAGTCCAACTGATATTCAATCTGATAAGAGACATGCTGAATTAGTTAGAGTTAGATCTGTATATATTAATTTATGTAATGAACTCACTTATGCATCTCAACCAGCTATTGGTAGAATGTGTGGTAACAGAGATCATACAACTGTTATTCATCACATAAGATTAAAAAGAAATAAGACTAATTGCTGGAGTATTAAAAAAGAAAGTGGAATTGAATTGTGGTCCGATTATAGCAAACTTGAGGCAAAGCTAAAATCAGAGGCCCAACCAGATAATGAGTGATAAAAAGAAAGCTGATTATGGTAAAGGTAGAACACCTGGCCACTTTTGTGTACTGCCTCAACGAGCTGTAATAGATAAAAGGTTCAAGACTTATCCGAGAACCTTCATGATCCTTGCAGCACTTGGTAACTATACATCCAGGCAAGGTGTCTGTTGGCCGAACCAAATAACTATAGCTAAGAATTTACATATAACCCAATCAACTGTTTCAAGACATATTAAGAAACTTATTGAGTGGGATTATATTCGCTATGCTAAGAAACATCCTGGCCTCAAAGGTAACAAATACTTTATGGTGTTTGATCCTAAGATTAAGGAAGAGGATGCTCTTGCTATGGTACCAGATAAGGACAGATCCTATGAAGATAAACCAGAAATACATGTAGGGCCTAAAGGTGGGGATAAAAAGAAATATGCACCTAGAGTACATAAGACTGTAGTTAAGAATAGTTCTAATATGGTCTCCAGTACATATCCAGATATGCACTCAGAGTACATCCATAACAACCCAAAGAACAATCATATATACCCTATAGTCAGAAACATATTAAATAGGTTTGTAAGAATAACCGAAGAGATTTTCGGAACATTGGTCCAGTACACTACAGAAGATGAGAAGATGGTATCAGAATGGGTAAAGGAAGGACTTACCGAGGCTAGAGCTGCTGCTAGAATTAAGGAGATACTATTGTGGAGAAGGAATAATAGAAAGGAATGTCCTAAAAGAATAGTGTTTTATAAGGATGTATTTAAAAGGAAACCACCACCGAGTACCAATAAGGAACTGGTCCAGGATATGGTAAAGAAACTATCCAGGAAAATGAAGATGCCCAGGTAACAATACATTTATAAAAAGTAAACGAACCTTTACATTATATAAAAGCTAGGCCTAGCAACGATTATCGTACAGAATAGAACATTTGCGTACAAAGCTGGTACAAAAAGGCAACATCCTCCCCCCCCACGCAGTAATATATATGGGG